GGTAAGGCTGGTAATGGTTTTACTTCTGTTGGTCGGGCTAGGGCTAGACAGCTTGCTTCTGGTAAAACTTTGTCTGCTGCTGTTGTAAATAAGATGATTGCTTATTTCGCTCGCCATGAGGTTGATAAAAAGGCTGAGGGTTTTAGTCAGGGCGAAAAGGGTTATCCGTCTCCTGGTCGTGTGGCTTGGGATGCTTGGGGTGGAGATGCTGGTCAGAGTTGGGTGAATGGTTTGAGTAGTAAACGTTTTGATTCTCGTGATGGTGGGGATGCGAATAATCGTATTCTAATTTGTGACATTGATGACACTATTATTCATAATGGTATGTTGATTGCCGATACAGCTGACTGGGTTGTAAAAGAAGAAGTTGGCATTTATTTAGTCACTGGTCGTTTGGAAGCAACAAGAGATAAAACTGTTGCTGAACTTGGTAGACTAGGTATGGACTATGACAGACTTTTAATGAATGATTTAGGGTCTACTGCAAGGGCTGTTGAGTTTAAGAAAAAAACTGCTGAAAAGTTACTCAGTGAATATGATGTAGTTGAAGCGATTGATAACGATGGTGGTGCTCGTGAAGCGTATGCGTCTCTGGGTATTCCTGTCATTGACCCTACCAAATTACCAGCGAGACGTGAAATGATTTCAAATAACCCAGATGTATACATGACTCAGAATCCTTTGGATGCCCCTGAAGTTCCTGAAACTAAACAAGACCTTGAGATGAGACTTCGTGACCTTTTGGGTGATGTTGTAACTTTTAAATTTATGGCTCATGGTTTTCATTGGAATGTTCGAGGAATTAACTTTGCCGAATATCACAAGTTTTTTCAAAAAATTTATGAAGATGCTGATAGTTCGATTGACCCTATTGGCGAGGCCATTCGTAAACTAAACTTTGATGCCCCATTTAGACTTGCTGACTTTATGGAATCAGCTGATGAAATTGAACCTACTGATTCATCAGACCCACTAGAAATGTGTCGCAGTCTTTACATGGCTAATGAGGATGTTCGTGAATGTATTGTTCATGCTTTGGCTTGTGCTGATGAACTTGAAGAACAAGGTATTGTGAACTTCTTGGCTGAACGTCAAGATATGCATTCTAAGTGGCAGTGGCAGTTGCGTGCTATTGTTGGTGATTCTTTTGCTCGTAATTATGAGATTGATGTTTTAGCTGTGTCTGAAGGTCAGCAAACTGGTGAAGGTAATGAGAAAGCACCTGAAATTATCCCTCAAGACCCTGGTAATCCCCAGAGTGCAATGACTAACCCTAATGGTGTTCCAATGATGCAACAAAACTCTGTATCAAATAAATGGGTTAAGGCTGCTAATTTGATTGTTCGTAAACTTGAACCTATTTTGCAAGTTCCTGTTGAGGGTCGAGCAAAAAACTTTGAAACCCGTATCAACCCTAATCGTGTTGAGTTGCGTGAAGTCAAAGGCGGAAATGGTATGACCTTTGAAGGTTATGCTGCAGTATTCAATAGCCCTAGTGACCCTATTGGTGGTCAGTTCACTGAATATGTGATGCCTGGTGCATTCAAACGTTCCCTAGAGTCTCGTAATGATGTGAAACTGTTGTGGAATCATGACGCTGGTGAAGTTTTGGGTTCTACTCGTTCTGGTACTTTGCGTCTTATGGAAGATGCTTATGGTTTGAAAGCTACTGCAGAGTTGCCTAATACCCAGCGTGGTCGTGATACTGCTGAACTTATTAGACGTGGCGATATTGCTTCTATGAGTTTTGGTTTCAGTGTGCCAAAGGGCGGAGACTCTTGGAGTGATGGTGGTTCGGTTCGTCACCTTAATTCGGTAAGACTTTTCGAGACGAGTATAGTGGCTTTTCCTGCCTATCAGGCTAGTTCTGCATCTGTACGTTCAGCGAGCATTGATGCCGATGTTTTGGCGGATAGTCTTATGAAGTTGGAGAATGGGGAAGAACTTGATGCAGGTCAGGCAGCGATTATCACTGATGTTGTTGCTAAACTAACTAAATCTTCTGATTTGTCTGAGGCGAAAGCTGATTTGGATTTGAAGAAAAAACAACTTGACCTAATGATGAAAAGGATATAGTATGGCTACTAAGAACGAAATTGATGCAGCTGTAAAGATTGTTGCTGATTTTGCGGGTAATCCTGAGAGTGGTATTGTCGCAGAGTTGCTAAGAGACTTGAAAAAGTCATCTGAGGTTTCGGTTGATGCTGTTGAGAAACGTGTTGCCGATATCAAGGAAACTCGTTAGTTTTTTTCCCTTCTTCTAACGAGATGTGCCCCGTCAGGCTTTTCCCCCATTTTCCCTGACGGGGTTTTCCTTATTTTTTGGGGGTAGAATTGTTTATATTGGTTGAGTGTCAGCACCACCATAGTCTGTTCAGTGTAAGCACGAATAGATGACTAATTTATTCGCTATTTATGAAAGGACATATTATGTCTGAAATTCTAAAGTCGGCGGTTGAAGAGCGTCAGAAGCTATGGCACGAAGCAAAGGCCGTCATTGACGGTGCTGAAGCTGAAGGTCGTTCGCTTTCGGGTGAGGAAGAGGCTAAATATCAGACTCTTTCTGCTGAGCTTGACAAGCGTGCGGCATTTATTGATGAGTACAAGAAAACCGCAGACCGCGAAGCTCGTGCAGCTGAAGCATCTGAAGGTTTCCTAGCTCCTGCAGCTCAGGTTGCTGCTAAGAACGATGCAGACCACATCCGTGCAATGGCACGTGGCGAGGTTCGTTCGTTTGAGTTTGGCAACCAGGAACAGCGTGCTCTAGCCCCATCAACCACTGGTGCACCTGTACCAACTAGCTTCTACAACCAGATTATTGGTATTGCAAAGTTTGTTGGCCCAATGCTCAGTACCTCCACCATGCTTCGTACCGCTTCGGGTGAGCCTCTGCAGATTCCATCTCAGGCTACTTACTCAACTGGTACTAAGACTGCTGCTGGTTCGGTTCTTTCTGCTGGTGACCCAACGTTCAACGCTTTCACTACTCTACAGTCGTGGAAGTACGGTGGCATCATTTCTGTTGCTCGTGAACTTCTTGAGGACACTGGTGTAGACCTTCTAGGCTTCCTAGCCGACCAGATTGGTGTTGGTCTTGGTTCGACTGTAAACGCTGCTCTAACTAACGGTACTGGTACTGTTGAGCCTAACGGTCTTATCACTATGGCTGGTTCAGCTCTTGTTGGTGGAACTGGTGTTTCTGGTGCTGCTACTGCAGACAACCTGATTGACCTTGTTTACTCGCTAGACACTATCGCTCGTAAGCGTCCAGGTGCAGGCTTCCAGATGAACCGTAGCTCTATTGCTGCTGTTCGTAAGCTAAAGGACAACTACGGTCGTTACATCTTCGAGCCGTCACTATCGGCAGACAAGAACGACCTTCTACTCAGATACCCAATTTTCGAGAACCCAGACATGGCTTCTGCGGGAACTGGTGTTAAGTCTGTAGTATTTGGTGACCTAGCATCGTACTACGTTCGTGAGGTTGGCGGTATCCGTCTAGACCGTTCGGACGACTATGCATTCGCTAACGACCAGGTAACCTTCCGTTACACCTGGCGTGGAGACGGTGCTCTAGTACAGAACAGTCACGTCAAGTACTTCAAGGGTGCAGCTAGCTAATCCTTTGAATTAACTGTAGACCCCCTGAGTTGCGTAGGACTTGGGGGGTTTACTTTTGCCTAGTTTTTGTGTAATGTGTTTGTATACATATGAAAGGAAACAAAATGGGTAAGGGAACTATCTCTTGGTTTAGTAATTCGCCTGATGCACCTACAGGTTATGGTATGCAAACGCAACAGGTTGTTAAAAGACTGCTGAAAGATAAATATGATGTAGCTATTTTGAGCAATTATGGCCGTGAAGGTGTTATTGGTTCATGGGATGATGGGGAGGGTCATAATGTTCGTGTGTATCCCCGTGGGGCTGAAATTTATTCGCAAGATATTACTCCGCTGAATCATAAGCATTGGGTTGGGGAGCATCCTAACCAGCCTGACCTTTTG